CAAACAAAATTTGCCCAGATTTGAAAGAACAAGTGGGGTTTTGTGAAAAGAGGTAAAAAGATAAACGATGATGAACGAACTTAAAAAGATTTTGGCAAAGATACCAGATGACAAAGTCAATGAAGCGACATTAATATCAAATGAAATGAAGTTTATTATAACCACAATAGAAGAATTAAAAAAAGATATAAAAGAAAAAGGTGCGGTTGAACATTTTATAAATGGGAAACAAGATTTCTTAAGAGAAAGTCCAGCCCTAGCAAGTTATAATAAATTAATGAAGACATATGATACAATGTATAAAAATTTATTAGCTCTAATACCAAAGGATTATGCTCCAAACGAAGACAATTTTGATGATGACGATTTATGACATATATTGAAGAATATTATAAATGGATTCAAGATAATCCAACTAAAGTTTGTAATAAAATCAAAAAGATATATGAAAAAATCAATAATGAATTAAAGACACCTAAAGAAGTGTCTTTTTTAAATAAAACAACTGGAGAAGTTGAGAAGCACACTTATATCTTTGATGAAAAGAAAAGTTTAAGGTGCATTCATTTTATAGAAAAATATTGTAGGCAATCAAAAGGTCAATGGAATGGTAAACCTTTAAAATTAGAGTTATTTCAAAAAGCATTTTTACAAACCTTATTTGGTTTTGTGGATAAAGAAACAGGATTAAGAAAATATAGAAAAGCAATTTTATTTGTTGCTAGAAAAAATGGTAAGTCAGTTTTAGATTCTGCAATAGCTAATTATATGCTGACTAAAGATAATGAAGGCGGAGCTGAAATATATTCGGTTGCAACTAAAAAGGATCAATCAAAAATTGTTTGGGAAGAATCAAAAAAAATGATTAAGAAGTCGCCAGTGTTAGCAAAAAGAATTAGATGCTTAATTGGTGGTATTTATTATGATGCAACAGATTCATCATTTAGAGCACTTGCATCAGATAGCAATAGTTTAGATGGTTTAAATGCTCATATGGTTATAGCTGATGAAGTTCATGCATGGAAAGATAAAAACTTATTGGATGTTATGTATGATTCAATGAGTGCTAGGACACAACCATTATTACTTGAAACAAGTACGATGGGAACGATTAGACAAAATGTATTTGATATTGAATATGATTATGCAAGTCAAGTTATTGATGGAACGATTCAAGATGAAATATTGTTGCCATTAATCTATGAATTAGATGAAGAAAAGGAATGGCAAACTGAAGATTCTTGGTATAAAGCAAATCCAGCATTAGGAACTATCAAATCATTAAAAAGTTTAAGGGAAAAAGTTGAAAGAGCAAAAGCTAATCCAATTGAGCTTGTTAATTTATTGTGTAAAGATTTTAATATTAGACAAAATAGTGTCAATGCATGGTTAACTTTTGATGAATTAAACAATGAAGAAATATACAACGAATGGAAAGATTGTTATTGCATTGGTGGTTGTGATTTATCAAGCACAACAGATTTGACATGCGCAACTTTATTGGGAGTTGTTAAAGGAAAAATTAAAGTTAAGCAAATGTATTGGATACCAACAAATTCATTAGAGAAAAAAGTTATGGAAGATAAGATTCCATATGATATATGGTTAAAAAATGGATTATTAAGATTAAGTGGGGATTCAAAAATAGATTATCATGATATAACAAAATGGTTTTTAGAAGAAGTTCAAAATAATGACTTAAGACCATTATGGGTTGGATATGATAGCTGGAATGCGCAATTTTGGTGCGATGAAATGCAAGGGGAAGGTTTTGATATGGTAGAAGTAAGACAAGGTTTTAAAACAGAGTCAACCGCTTTAAAACAAATGAAAGCTGATTTGATAGATAAAAGGATTAATTATAATAACAATCCAATCCTTAAATGGAATCTATCAAATGCAGCAGTAAAAATGGATGACAATGAGAATATTATGTTATCAAAAGAAAAATCAAGACAAAGAATTGATGGAGCAGCAAGTTTGATGGATGCATATGCAGTTTTTGTAAATAAAAAGCAAGAATATTTAAATTATATTAATGAGGAGGCATAAAGAATGGAAAAAAGAAGTTTATTTAGCAGAATATTTGGAAATGATGAAAGCACACCACCACCACAAAATTCTGTTGAGTTTCAAATTATAGATAATCAAAAAGCAGTTTTTACACCATATAGAGGCGATTATCATTATGATCCAGATGTATTAGCTTGTATTGATGCAATAGCTAGAAATGGTGCTAAAATGCATCCAAGACATATTAGAAATTATAATGGTAAATTGGAGAATCTAAAAAGTAATCTATATAAATTATTAGCAAAGCAGCCAAACGAACTGCAAAATGCATATAAGTTTTATTATCAAGTTATTAGTGAACTAACACTTTATAATAATGCTTTAATATATGTTCAAAAAGATGAAAATTTAAAAGTTTTAGGTTTATACCCATTAAAGTATAGTGAAGCAAAATTATATGAATATAAAGGCGAGTTATGGGTAAAATTTAAGTTTGGTAGAAGCAAGGAAAGATTTGTCCCTTATAAAAATTGCATTCATTTAACTAGATTTACAAGTTCTGATGGAATATTCGGCGGATCTCCAGAGCCAGTTAAAAGATTATTATCTATTAAGCATATTTTAGATGAAGGAATGATAAATGCAATAAGAACAACACAATCAATCAAGGGTGTTCTTAAGTCAACTAAAGCATTATTAAAGCCAGATGATGTTAAAAAGATGAGAGACCAATTTGTCAAAGACTTTATAGAAAATGCAGATATGAGTGGTATTGGTGGATTAGATGCAACAACTGAATTTATCCCGGTTAAAATTGAGCCAACAACTGCTAGTGATAATCAATTAAAAAGCATTGATGCTAAAGTTATGTCTTATTTTGGAGTTAACGAAAATATTATTCAATCAAAATATAGTGAAGATGAATGGAATGCTTTCTATGAAAGTGTATTAGAGCCAATAGGTTTACAAATGAGTTTAGAGTTTACAAATAAACTATTTACACCAACAGAAAAGAATTTTGGAAATGAAATATTATTTGAAAGCAATAGACTTCAATATGCAAGTAATAGAACTAAAATTGAATTAATAAGATATGCAAGTAATATTATGTCAATAAACGAACAAAGAGAAGTGTTTAATCTTGCTCCAATTGAGGGCGGAGATGTCTTTATGATAGATCAAAACCACGAATTATCTCCAATTAATGAAGATATTCAAATAGATGAAGAAGGAAGTGATACAGATGAAGGAAATTAGAAAATTAGATTTACAATTTAGAGCTGAAGATACTGAAGATAAAAAAATGGAAATAAAAGGATATGCAGCAGTTTTTAATAGTCCAGAAACATATGCATATACCGAAATTATAGCTCCAAGTGCATTTGAAGAAGCTGATTTAAGCGATGTTGTTTTAAGATATAATCACAATGATAATTTTATGGTATTAGCAAGAACTAGAAACAAGTCATTGAACTTAAATGTGGATGAAAAAGGGTTATTTATAGATGCAACTTTACAAGATGATATAACAGAGCACAGAGATATATTCAATGCAATTAAAAGTGGTTTAATTGATAAACAAAGTTTTGCATTTGTTGTTGATGAAGATGAATACGATTATGACACAGATACAAGAACAATAACTAAAATTGGCAAGGTTTTTGATGTTTCTGTTGTTGACCAACCATTTTATAATGAAACAGATGTTTCAGTGGCGAGAAATGAATCTGATGAGTTTTTAGAAAAGAGAAAACAATTAAGAGAAGAACACGAGGCAAAACTTGCTGAAGAACAAAGAAAGCAAGAATTAATCAAAGCAAAAGAAAGATTAATGAGTAAATTAGGTTAATATGATTATGAAAAAAGCATTTGGAATGGATGCTTTTTTTGTTGGTGGACACCGACTAATTCATTTTTAATAAATGCTGGAATAGCAATAATGGGAGTTATCCCTTAAATAGCAAATATACAATAGGAGGTCAAAATGACTAGAAAAGAAGAAATTGAAAGCCGCAAGGCAGAAATTGCTGCTGAAGTTGAAGCAACTGAAGACATTGAAGTAGTTGAAGAACTTGAAAAAGAAGTAGATGCTTTAAATGAAGAAGTTGAAGAAATAGAAGCACAAGAAGAATTAGAAGAAGTTGCTGAAGAACTAGAAGAAAATCCAGTTGAAGCAGCAGAAGTTATCAAGGAGGAGAAGAAATTTATGGATAACATTGAAACAAGAAATTCAAAAAGATATGTTGATGCATATGCAGAATATATCAAAACAGGAAAAGATGAAGAAGTTAGATCATTATTAACTGAAAATGTTGATGGTGGAACTATAGCAGTGCCTGACTTTGTATTAGATGAAGTAAAAACTGCATGGGCTAACAATGACATTCTTGCATTAGTAAGAAGAACAAATGTAAGAGGAAATTTAAAAGTAAACTTTGAAATTAGCGGAAGCGATGCAGTTATTCATACTGAAGGAGCATATGCTGTTAGTGAAGAAGAATTAGTTGAAGGAATTATCACTATTAAACCAGAATCAATCAAAAAATGGATTTCAATTAGTGATGAAGTTATGGATTTAAGAGGAGAAGCATTCTTAAGATATATCTATGATGAATTAACTTATAGAATTGCAAAGAAAGCTGCTGATACTTTAGTAGGAATGTTAGCTCAATTAAAACAATCTGCAGATGCTGATGAAGTTAGTGCTGCAAAAATAGCACTTGCTCCAAGTGTTGATGCAGTTGCTCAAGCTATAGCTAATTTAAGCGATGAAGCAGCAGATCCAACAATCATAATGAATAAATTAACATATGCAGAATTCAAGAAAGCTCAATATACTAATAACTATGGTGTTGATCCATTTGAAGGATTAAGAGTTAGATTCAATAATACTTTACCAGCTTATTCAACTGCAACTGCAGGACAAGTTTATATGGTAGTTGGAGATTTAGGACATGGTGTTATAGCTAACTTCCCTAATGGAGAAGACATTGAAATCAAAGTTGATACTTTATCAAGAAAGAAAGAAGATTTAGTTGAAATTCTTGGTAGAGAATACATTGGTCTTGGTGTAGTAGCTGATAAAGCATTCACACTAGTTTCAAAACCAGAATCAGTTTAATTTAATAGAAAGAAGGTAAGACTATGCTAGAAGAAATTAAAAAAATTCAAGGCATAAATCATAATGAGTTTGATTCTATGATTAAAACATGGATTGATGCAGCGACTTATGATTTAAAAGGTATTGGCATAGTCAATACTTTAGTTGATAATCCTAATAGTTTAATTAAAACAGCAATTATAACTTATGTTTTAAGTTTTTTAGATGTAGTTAATAGCGAACTTTATGCCAATTCATATTTGCTTCAAAAGGATGTTTTAAGACATACCAGCGAATATAATGGAGCAAATAATGGAATATGCTGAAATTATCAATTTAATTAGTATTGTTAAAGGGGAAGATGAAATAGGTAATATTACAACTTCCTCTGAAACATACAATAAGTGTTATGCCAAAAAGCAAAGCATTAGAACAAATGAATATTATAGTGCTGTTGAAACAGGCATGACACCAAGTTGTGAGTTTGTTATTAAAAGATTGAATTATAATGGCGAAGAAGAATTGGAATATAACAATGAAAGATATTCGGTTATAAGAACTATTGATCCAAAAAATAAATTTGATATTGTTTTAGTATGTGCTAGAAAAATTGGTGTTAATAAGCCAAGTGGTCAATCTATATAATGGCATATAATAGCATTATAGACATTAAAGAAATATTGGATGACTACTCTGAAGATATTCAAGAAGCAATAACTGAAGAAGCACAAATAGTTGCTAAAAAAGCTCAAGATGAATTGAAAAACACATCGCCAAAGAATACTGGAAAATATAGAAAGGGTTGGAGGGTATCAATTCAAAAAGGAAATGGTTATGTTGAGTGTGTTGTTCATAATGCAACTGATTATCAATTAACACATTTATTAGAAAAACCACACTTATTGAGAAATGGAAGACTTTCCACTCCTAAAGTGCATATTAGACCAGTTGAAGAATCAGCGGTTAAAGAGTTTGAAAGCAATGTTGCTAAAATAATAAAAAATGGAGGTTAGAATGAAACATAAACAATTATATGATTTATTAAAAACTATTGGAATCCCAGTAGCATATGACCATTTTGAATCAAACAAGAATATAACACCGCCATTTATGGTTTATAGGGAAATAAGCCCTAATACATTTAAAGCTGATGGAATCACATATTATAGACCATATGAATATGAGATTGAAGTCATAACTGAAATAAAAGATATAAAATTGCAAGAAACTATTGAAAAATTATTAACTGATAACTCCATTCCATACGACATTGAAAGCGAAGTTTGGGATGAAGATGAAAGAATTTATCATAATTATTATGAAATTTAAGGAGGAAAAAATGAGTAAAAATAAAGTTAAGTTTGGTTTATCTAATTGTTATATTGCTCCATTTACAATTGCACAAGATGGAACATATACTTATGACACACCAATAGCAGTTCCGGGCGCTGTAAACTTAAGTCTATCCCCAGCTGGAGAAACTAATGACTTTTATGCTGATAATATAATTTATTTTACTTCAACAGCTAATCAAGGTTATGAAGGAGATTTAGAATTAGCACTTATTCCAGATGGAATTAGAACTGCAATATTAGGCGAAAGTGTTGATGCTAATGGTGCATATATTGAGAATGCAGAAGATAAATTTGCTGGATTTGCATTTGGTTTTCAAATAAATGGAGACCAAACAAACAGAAAATATTGGTATTATAATTGCTCTTTAACTAGACCAACAACTCAAAGTGCAACAACAGAAACAACTATAACACCTAATACTGATACATTATCAATTAAAGCAATGCCAAGATTATCAGATCATGCTGTTAGAGTTTTCATGGAGCCAACTGATGAAAACACAGCAGCTTATAATGGATTCTTTTCTGCAGTATATGAGGAAACTGGATCAATTTAATAAATACTACTCTTAACGAGTAGTAAAAAGACCACTCAATTGATGGGTGGTTTTTTTAGTATTCATGAAGGAGGGAAAAATGGCAAGTAAAAACATTAAGGGCATCACAATTGAAATTGGTGGAAATACAACAAAATTGCAAGATGCTTTAAAAGGTGTTGACAAACAAGTCTATTCTTTAAATAGCGATTTAAAATCTTTAAATCAAGCATTAAAATTAGATCCAAAGAATACTGACTTATTAGCGCAAAAGCAAGATGTATTAAAAAGAAACATTCAAGCAACAACTGAAAAATTAAACACTTTAAAAGAAGCCCAAAAACAAATGGGCTCTTATAGCAAATTAACCGATGAACAAAAAGCTGCATACACTAGATTAAGTGGAGAAATTGCTAAAAGTGAAAATGCACTAAAAGGAATGCGCAAAGAACTTCAAGTTTTACCGGGAATTAGTTTAGGTAAATTAGAAGAAGGATTAAAAAAAGTTGGGAATGTTGCTTTAGAAGCATCAAAGAAATTATTGCAAGTAAGTGCTGCAGTTGGTAGTGCACTTGCAGGAGTAGTTGCTGCAGGTGTTAAGTCATATGCAGAATTAGAAATGGCTAGTAAAGGTGCTGAAAGACTATTTGGAGATGCATTTGAAGAAGTCAAGAAAAATGCTAGTGAAGCATACAAAACATTAGGATTAAGCGCAAAAGATTATTATGACCAAGTCAATACATATGCGGTTGGTTTAAAAACTGCTTTAGGTGGAAATGAAAAAGAAGCTGCCAAACTAGCTAATGATATTTTAATCGCCCAAGCTGACATTGTTGCTGCAACAGGTGCTAGTCAAGATGCAGTTCAAAATGCATTTAGCGCAGTTATGCGTGGAAACTTCACAATGATTGATAACCTTCGTTTAGGTATTAAAGGATCAAAAGAAGGAATGCAAGAAGTCATTGATAAAACCAATGAATGGAATAAAGCAAATGGTAATGCAACTAATTATCAAATGGGCAATTATGCAGACATGCAAAAAGCATTGGTTGACTATGTTAAAATGCAAGGAATAGCAGGAACAGCAGCAAATCAAATGGCTTCAACAATTCAAGGATCAGTTTCATCAATGAAAGCTGCATTTGATAACTTTATAAATGGAAGTGGAAGCGCCGAACAATTAGCAGATACTATAACTAATGTTTTAACTAATATTGGAAATGCAATAACAAAACTTGCTCCAAGTATCTTATCAGGTATCGCGACATTAATTAAAAAACTATTACCACAAGTTATCAAAATGGTTGTTGATTTAGTTCCACAATTATTAGATGCAGTGTCAGATCTAATTGATAGCATATTAGATTTTATTTCTCAAGATACAGGTCAGTTAGAAAAAACAATTGGGGATTTAGTCAAGACAATAGTTTTATTTATTACAAATAATCTTCCAAAAATAGTTAAAATAGCAATGCAAATAGTTATTGCCCTTGCAAATGGAATAGCAAATAATATAGATGAGATAATACCAGCAATAATTGAATGCATTGGAATAATTATAAACACTTTAATTGAAAATCTTCCTTTATTAGTTCAAGCAGGATTAAAACTTGTTATTGGAATTGCAAAAGGTTTATCTAATGGAGTCGTAGAGATATTAAAAGCAGTAGGAAATATTATTAAAACTATTATTAATAAATTTTTAGAGCTTCCAAGCAAAGCAGTTCAATGGGGTATTGATATGATTAAAGGATTCATCAAAGGTATTAAAAACATGATAAGTAATGTTGGAGAAGCAGTTAAGAGTGTTGCAAATAAGATCAAAAACTTTTTACACTTCTCAAGACCAGATGAAGGACCATTAAGAGATTATGAAACTTGGATGCCAGATTTTATTAAAGGATTAGCTAAAGGAATTAATCAATCATCATATATGGTTAAAAATGCTGCTGGAAACCTTGCAGATAACATGGCGAGTATCTTATCAGTTGACAATATAGTTGGAGATATGAAAAATGCAATGCAAGGAATAAATGCAGGAATTGAAAATTCAGTAAATCCAATAATAAATCCAACTGCCAATTCTAATCCATTAATTATTCAAATAGAAAACTTTAATAATAATAGTGAAAGTGATATTCAATCACTAGCTCAAAAGCTAGAGTTTTATAGAAAAAATTCAGCACTAGCAAGAGGTGGTAAATAATGGTTTTATGGAATAATACAGACTTTAGAACTAAAGGAATAATAGTTGAAAAAATACCAACTATATCAAAAGGAAAAAAGAAAATAGATGTATATCAAATTGAAGGAAGAAATGGCTTCTTAAGTGTTGACACTGGAGTTTATGAGCCATTTGAAGTCATATTAGAATGCCATTGTGCAGACACAGCAAACTTGGATGAAGTCAAAAAGTTTTTAGATGGTTATGGAACTCTTTCTTTTGATGGTTTAAGAGAATATACTGCAATTATTGATAGCACAATACCTTTTGAAGAAGTGCAAAACTTTAAAAGATTTCAAGTTAATTTTTTAGTCAATCCAATTGCTGAAAGCAAAACAGCACAGACTATTAATTTATTAGGATTGTCAACATTCAGTATAACAACTTATTCAAATGTTTATCCTACTTTAACAATAACAGCGAGTGGAGATATATCAGTAAATATTAATGGAAATATCTTCTATTTAACAGGCACAAGTGGAACATATACTTTAGATTGCAAAAATAAAGAAATATATGATTCTTTAAATGCAAATAAATCAGGAATAATGAATGGAGATTTCCCATCCTTTATTAATGGAACAAATAATATTTCAACAACAGGAACAATAACAGCTATTTCTGCAAGTTATAAGGAAACATACTTATAGGAGGAAAATATGAAAATATATAGCCAAGATACATTAACATTCAATAATAATGGTTTAGGATTTTTAACAGATGCATTAAGTTGCAAAATAACTGATGAAATTAATGGAATGTATCAATTGCAAATGGTATATCCAAAAGGTGGAAAACTAGCAGATGAATTGGTTGAAGAAAACATTATAAAATGTAAAGTTGCAGATGGAACAGAACAATTATTTAGAATAAAAATAGTTGAAAAGGATTTAAAGAAAATAACAATAACAGCGCAGCATATATTTTATGATTTATTAAACAACTTTTTAGAAGATGTTTATCCGCAAAGTTTAACCGCCCAAGCATTTATTAATCATTTAATATCTAATGCTAATTTTTCATCTCAATTTACTGCATATAGCAATATAACAGGGACAAAAAGTGCTAGATATGTAAGAAAGAATCCTGTTGAAGTTATAATGGGAGATTTAGACAATTCAGTTCTTAATCTTTTTGGCGGAGAATTAAAAAGAGATAACTTTACAATTAATTTATTAACTAGATTGGGGAATGACAATGGTGTAAAGATATTATTTGGTAAAAACATTAAAGGAATAGATATAACAATAGATATAACTAATATGGCAACAAGAATTATGCCACAAGGATTTGATGCTTTATTATTACCAGAAAAATATATTGATAGCCCATTAATTAATAACTATCCAACACCAAAAATTGCAAAACTAGAATTTGAAGATGTTAGATATGATCCAACAGGTCAAGAAGGTTATGCTGATATTCAAGATGCATATACAGCATTAAGGGATAAAGTTCAACAACAATTTGATCTAGGAATTGATAAACCACAAGTTAATATAAAAGTTGATTGGGTAGAATTATCAAAAACTAATGAATATAAAAATTATGTGAATTTAGAAAGAGTTAATTTAGGAGATACCATAACAGCTAATATTCTTGGTGTTGACTATCAAACAAGAGTTATTTCAACAACTTATGATGTATTAAAAGAACAAATAGAAAAATTTGAAATAGGAACATTTAAAACAGCAATAACAAAAACTATTTCACAATTAATGTATGATGTTGAAACAATAGTTCCAAGCACAATATTAGAAGAAGCTCAATTACAAGCAACAGAACTTATAACATCAGCAATGGGCGGTTATGTATATAAAACTCAAAGCGAGTTATATATTATGGATACTGATAATCCAACAACAGCAACTAAAGTTTGGAGATGGAACTTAAATGGATTGGGTTATTCTTCAAATGGCATTAATGGACCATATACAACAGCAATGACAATGAATGGTGGAATAGTTGCTGATTTTATAACAACAGGGACATTAAGCGCTGATAGGGTATCAGGTGGAACTTTAACAGGAACAACTATAAGTGGAAATACAATAACAGGTGGAAGTTTGGAAATAACTTCAACAACAGCTAATCCAAAATGTGATATTTTAGGAAGCACAAGTGGAACATATACAAGATTATTTGGTGGATCAATAAGACTTATGTATAACAATGTGGGGAAAGTAGTTATGGGCTCCGGGACAGGTCAAGGTGTAATAACTGTCTATGACACAGCGGGAACAAGTGATTCAACAATATCTGGAACATCAATAACAACACCAAAGATAACTGCAGGAAATATTGATTGTGGCTCTTGTACTTTAAATTCCAGTAGTGAAGTATATGTATCATTTAATAAAACATTTAGCAGTGCGCCAAAACTTGTTATAACACCATTTACTTCAACTTCCGGAGTTATTGCTCCAAAAATTAGAGCACTTTCAACTCAAGGATTTAGGGCAATACTTGGTGGATCAGGTTTTTCAAATATAGATTGTTGCTGGATAGCAATAGGAAATTAGAAAGGGGCATTATGGATACAAATAAATTTGAAAGAGAAGTTTTAGACAGATTAATAAGATTAGAAACTAAAATTGATTTACAAGATTATAAAGGTTTAAGCGAGAAATTAGATAACACTTCAAACACAGCAGAAAACAATGAAGAAAGAATAAAAAAATTAGAAGATTCTATAAAATGGGTTGTTAGAGCAGTTATAGGTGCAGTTGTCAGTGCTTTACTTGCTTTAGTATTAAAAATAAAATGAGGTATATATGAAAGAAAAAATTAAAAAAACTAGCAAATATGTCATGAACATATTAGCAATGATAAATGCTATATTAATTGGTTTAAGTCCAATATGGAATTGGCATTTAAATAAAATAACAGATAGCATCGTGGTTATAACAGGTATTATTGGCTTATATTTAGTAAGTGGAAAAATATTTGAAGAAAAGGATGAAAAAGATGAAATTTGTAAAGAGATTAACAGCGCCAGATAAGGACAATAAATATTATTTAAAACTAGATAAAGGATACAATAAATGTATTCGTGGAAATAATGCTAATGGCATTAATAATGGAAAATACGATGTTTTACCTAATTGCACAGGTTGGTGTTATGGTAGGTTTTTAGAATCTCAAGCATTAACAAGTTGCGAACTTCCAACTTCTAATGCTGAAAATTGGCTTGAACATAATAAAAAATATCAAGAAGGATTTACAGCTAGAGTTGGATCAATATTAGTTTTTTCTAAAGGTAAAGTTGGAGTTGGAAAAGATGGAGCAGGACATGTTGCATTTGTTGAAGCAATTGATTCCAATGGAAAATTAACCTTAAGTGAAAGTGGATGGAGTGCTAAAAAAAGAATGTGGACTTCTACTTTAAAACAATCTTCAAATGGTGGTTATAAATACTCCACTTCTTATAATTATTTAGGATGCATCTATCCAGAAAAAAACTTTGAACAAAAATATTATGGAACACTTCCAAAAAAATATTTAAAATATGGATCAAAAGGTAAGGATGTTAAAAATTTACAAGATTTCTTAAATTGGTGTTTAGGAGAAACTTTAACATTAGATTCACACTTTGGACCAGCAACAAGAAATGCAGTTAAAAAGTTTCAAGAAAAATATAAATTAGAAGTTGATGGAAAATTTGGACCAAAATGTATTAAAAAAGCAAATGAAATAAAATTATAGAAAGGTGGTTTTTATGAATCAATATAATATAATCAATGTCAATGTATCATTTGACAATATTAAAGCTGAAGTTGTTGGTTGTAAATTAGCTCCAAAGTTAGTTTCCGGCGATTTCAATTCAACTAAAATGGTATTTGCATTTGATAGGGATTATGGAACAAAAGTCTTGGAAATAAAAAGCAAAAACACAGATGAAGTTGTATATGTTGGAACAATAGAAAACAATGAAGTTATTTTATGTGGAATTGAAAACAATGAATATTATTCAATATTCAATGAAGCAGGAGATTATATTTGCGAAGTCAGTTTATATGGAGATAACAGCAAATTAACTTGTTTATCATTTGTCATTCCAGTTGCTCAAGAACAAATCATAATTGGCGATGAAGTAGTTGAGCCATATATACCTTTATTTGATACTTTAATGGCACAAGTTGCAGAAGCTATAATAGAAACTAATAATTTAAATATTAGTGCTGAAAAAGTTGGGAACAAAGCAACTATAACCATAACTAAAAAAGATGGAACAGATCAAGAAGTTGAGATATTAGATGGAGCTCAAGGACCACAAGGACCGCAAGGAATACAAGGTATTCAAGGACCACAGGGACAACAAGGACCAAAAGGAACAAAAGGAGATAGCGGGATTGTTTTATTTAATATAGATAGCAATGGACATTTAATTGCAACAAGTGAAAGTGCAGATAATTATGAAAACTATAGTATAGGAAATGATGGTCATTTATATTTGGAGATAGGAGAGTGATAAAATGGCGAAGTTAGATTTAGGAAAAGTTGTTGGAGAAAGTGCTAGTGTAAGTGTTGGAACAACAACAACTTTACAAGCAGGACAAAATGCATCAGTAGAAAATGTAGGAACAACTCAAAATGCAATTTT